CAGGCGTAAAGGCTGTGGGTGGTGATATCGAGACGTGTTGCAACGCTGGAAACAGAATGACCACGCTCAACAACCTGTTTGACTGCTTCAATTTTAAACTCTGCAGGATAACGCTTACCGCTCATGGACACCTCTCTTTAAGTCATCTTAAATGACTCAGAGGTGTCTGTTAAACCCGTGGCGATTCAGCCATGACAGTGATGGGAAAACTGACGGATTGGATGGAAGACTATAATAACTGGCATCCCCATAAAGGGCTGAAAATGCAGTCCCCCAGGGAATACAGAAGTTCGCTGCTGGCTATAAATTAACCGCGTCCGTCTTAGCGGGGGCAACTCCATCACAGCGCATCGAAGCTGGAGAAGAAATACCTGAGCCGTGTAAGCTGCTGTTAAAGCTCTCCATCCCATCAACTACCGAGAAAGCGCAGGAAGGCGTAGCGATGCTGCGTGCCACCCTGAAGCGAGGTAAATCATGAGCAGGCACGCCTAAAACCAACCCAATGGCGATGATTGCTCTCAAAGCGGAGCGGGGTATGTTCGCAACGCAAAAAATCAATAAGTTCTGCTTTACGTTTCAAAGTGTGAATTTGACTTGCACTTTACCGGTAACATCTTATTTTCAGAAGGTACGCTCAATACACACAAACTGAAGAGGGATATTTATGGCTAAGCATCATTTTCTGAAATCACTTGAAATTACAGCAATTGTAATTTTCGCGCTGGTATTGGCTTACTTAGCTATTACCGGAATCTTATCATCAATGGGCATTGATCACTCCTGGGCTTACCCTCACCGATAAGTAAATCAAGCACTAGGGAAATCAAGAAAAAATTAAAAATAAACTAATTAAACTATATGGCCGACATCTCAAATAGTGGGGTTCGGTTGCACAAATCGAACTTCCTCGCCGTGGGGCAGCAGTTACTCCCTTTGCTCGAATCTGGCGACTGCTACCGGCTAATCCTCAGGCCGTGGAAAGAAAAACGTAGCCTTTCACAGAACAGCCTCATCCATATGTGGTTTGGCGAAATCAGTGAATACCTCATCTAGTTTGGTCGTATCGACGCCACACCTGATTGGGTAAAGCGCAACCTCAAACGCACTTACCTTGGCTGCGAAGAGATTACCTATACCGACTTCGTTACCGGCGAGAAAGTCACCTCCTATGAACCACGCCATACATCCAGCCTTGATACAGGAGATATGCACTTCTTCCTCAATCAGGTTGAGCAGTGGTGCGCGCAGTTCCGGCTGGCGCTGACCATTCCGCACGGTAGCGAATATCAAAAACTAAAGGACAATCAAAATGCCTAAGAAAACATGGTCAGATAAGGATCTGGCTTACATCGAGCGCGTCGCCGGAAAGGTTCCTGTGCCCGTTATGGCAGCCGCGATAAATAAATCGGTGTCAGCTGTTACAGGTAAGGCCCACTCGCTTGGGCTAAAGCTGAAGGTATCAGAAATCATCTTCAATAAATATTGGCCCGATTACGCGCATAAGGATCGCACAGACGAAGCGTCATAATTCACCACGTTTTCTCTGTAATAGCTTTAAAACTTCCGGGTCCGTATGAATATGAATTAGGGCCAGATGTTATCATGTGGAGAAAATCTGATGAAATCAGGACTTGAAGCAGGTTTCGTTGCCTTGGTGATTGAATCAGTGAATCCAGAGAATGTCGGCAAGTCTGTAACATTACTGAGTTGGTTCGAGGCTGGAGAATTTTTTAACGCTCAAGATGGTACCCGTGGACAAATGCCCTCTAACACAGGCGGCTGGCTGTGTGTCGGTGACATTGTATGTGTTGGCAAAATGTACGTCTCGCTAAGAGATTTCAGAAATTATGGCTGGTGTATTTTCCCATCCATATACCTTATGCCGCTCAAGGGCGACGACGTCAGATATTATGATGACCGCAATAAGGAGAGGTGCAATGCCTGAAGAAAGGAAAGCACCAAAGGTGCGTAAATGTCGAATATGCAAAAAGCGCTATAAGCCTCTTACTCTTTATCAGTGGTGGTGTAGCGAAGAGCACCAGGACGAACTGATAAAGCAACTCACAACAGCAGCCAGAAAGAAACGAATACAGCAGCAGGAGCAGGTCAGGAAGATAGAAGCACAGCAGGAAAAACGTCACCTCAAGATCCGCAAGTTAGCACTTAAGCCCCTCAGCCACTTTCACAAACAAGCTCAAGCCGCCTTCAACGAGTTTATCCGCACACGCGACGCCGACGATCCATGCATAAGCTGCGGTCGCTTTCACGATGGAAAATATGACGCTGGTCATTACCGCACTCGCGGGGCATCGCCGGCCACACGTTATGACGAAACCAACTGCCATAAGCAGTGCGTTCCCTGCAATCAACATCTCTCAGGAAACATCGAAAACTACACGCCAAACCTGATTAAGAAAATCGGGCAGGATGCTTTCGATCTCTTGATGGGCCCGCACCCGGTGGTTAAGTGGACGCGTGAAGAGTTGCAGGAACTAGCGTCGCACTACCGGCAGAAAACCAGAGAGCTAATAAAGCAATCAGAGGCGGCATGACCTGGTTAACCAGATTACTCAGCCGGGTTTACCCCTATCAACCCATCCAGATACTGAGTAAGCGTCCCCAGCTGCCCGGCAAGCCCTACAAAAATCACCAGACGGAGAAAGAAATGATCGCCGATTACCTTCGAGAAAAATGGCGGTTGCTCAGAATGTACCGCTCACGAAATACCTTCCCGGTCGATTACCGAATTATCAAGCACATCGCCAAAATCATGGGGATGAAACATGCGCATTGAACGAGACTTCCAACAAATCGTCAGGCTTGCGGGTGTGCGCAGCGCTGCCGACATGCGACGATTGTTTGGTAATGGAAGGAAGACCATCAATTCATCGCAACAGGCATGGGTTCGCCACATGCTCACAGTGTGGGGTCAGCATCTGGGTAATGAAGATTACGATCGCGGAGAAGTAAACGTTATGGGCCGCCTTATGATGCGTTGCGAATGGAGTGAGCAGCAGGGCAGACAGATTGAGAAAATCGTGTCAGAGCTTCATTGTGAAGGTTTGCGCGGCGAAGAGTTATTCCGCAAAGCCCGTGACCTGCTAATCCCTCAATCAGCAACGGCAAGCATCATTGCTCTAGCCAAAGAATCAGATGATGCTGCCTTTGTTGAATTAGTTATGGTGAAAACATTCGGTAAGGACAACCCGATTAAAAACATAGCCAGATTACGATATTGCAAACGCAAGAGCGTGCAAAACATCGGTGCATCCATGATCTATTTCACGGGTATCAGCACTAAGGAAGCCCGCGACAGAATGGAATGGGTGCTGGATATTCTTGAGGGGGAAATGTTTTATGCGATCAAACGCGAAATGGAGAATTTAATTCCCTAAAATAAGGAGTGAAGAGAATTGATGGCACGAATAGCTAAAGACAAAGGGCATGCGACCTGGCATATTCACTTTACGCTCGGGAAGCAAAGCGGACTGAGCAGTTCCATCATAAGTGAGTGATTAAAAGCGCCACGGTTACCAGCCGTAGGTGTTTTTTTTATTTACTAAAATCATATAGTTTCAATCGAATGCTAAATTCTCTTAGCTACAACGAATCCCCCTGAGCGGAGGGGCAGAACAATCGAAGTGCGTTAACATGCGGGTGTCGTTGATTGTTTACGAGCCTACCGGGAGGCACCCGGCGCTGTAGCGACTATAATGCTTTCGTTGTCTGCTGGCTTAAATCATCCTTTGATAGTAATCCGGCATGTCAATTAATCCGCCGTTAGCTTATTGGAAAGAGCGCTGGCTCTAATGCCAGAGGACGGGGTTAAATTCCTTGACGGCGGACCTCTCCATCTCATGAATGCCTGAAAAAACGTATAAGCGTCAGGTGTCAGGTCATATAATTAAGATAAAAAACTTCACTTAAGTAATGCTTAACTATATGCTGGGTTTAATGCGGTGAATCACGTCTAGCGGCGTGGCAACAGTCAAAGCTCTGGAGGGCTGTCTGAGCAAGCGGGTAAGGGGACTGTACCTTACTCACCGTCTAACGAGCGGCACCGCAGATAAGCCATAATGCTTCAGCAAAGCATGGCTCACTTCGGTGGGCCTTTTTGAAAAAAAAGATCCCGAAATGATAAGTTCCGGGATAAAAATTCAAGTTTCTTCAAGAGATTGGGTAGTACCCGCTGAGTAATATACGCGTAATCAGTTCAAATACCTTAAGCACATTCTTAATCAAAGCTTTTGACGTCGTTTTTTCGAATTCCTGACGTTATACATCGATGATTCTGTCAGGCGGTAAATTCAGTTAGCTTATTCCGGATTTGTGCCAGCACGGCTTAACTACGATATTGATAGATGGAAACTACTTAGCTCTCCTGTACGTTGTAAAACACTATCAATGTTGAAATGCTGATGAATGCAGCTAGTATTGATTGTGTATCATCTCAATGCGCCACATCTAACGATGGATTGTTACCCAATCATTGACGATAAACGGGCGCACCAAATTCAGGGCACTACTCAGGTGGTGCCTTTTTCAATTAAGATTCTTGACTTCAAAAAAAGAGTTTTTGTTAAAAATAAATCGACTGATGTGTTTCATTCGCTAGTCCAATCTTTCATCTCGCATATCAGGCCGGAAGCCCCTTCTCAACCGAAGGGGCTTTTTGTTTGCGTAAAGCTTCCTAGGGTTCCAATGAGGAATACGCGATCGCCAAATGCGTCAGGGTTTATTATTTTTGTCTTATGTTCTAGATTGTTATCAATGCGGTGAATCCCTCTAAGCGATGGGGCGACAGCTATCACTCTCCTGAGTGGCAACAAGCCTAATAGCGGGTAAGGCTGGCTGGACTTACTCACCGGGAGGCACCCGGCACCGCAGACATTTTCAAAGTCGGAACGAATCCCCCTATGCGGCGGGGCATCAGCTAAGAGCCAACGCAAGTTTGCGGATGAAGGTAGCTGTACTTCATTCACCGGGAGGCACCCGGCGTTCCGGCGACCTGCTAATATGAGAATATTGCTATGAATCCCCCTAAGCGGAGGGGCTAAGCCACAGGGCACGTGAAAGACTGAAGCGATTCAGATTGTGACTTTTCTGAATCACCGGGAGGCACCCGGCATAGCAATTTCTAATGCATAGCCACCCTACCTGTGCTGAAGGACATTTTTCAAAACTTCACTCTGGGAAGGGAAGCCTAATTCCGGGTTGGGCTTATTGGATTTATTCAGTTGAAGCCCCAGGCGTCAAGTCAACCTGCTATTATGAAATCATTGCTATGAATCCCCCTATGCGGAGGGGCGACAGCTGCACTCCCAGAATCGGTCTCAAGCGGTAAGTATTAGCTGGTACTTATCACCGGGAGGCACCCGGCATAGCAATCCCCAATCTGATTATCTAAAGGCTCGCTCTGGCGGGCCTTTTTTTTGCCTCTTCCAGTCAGTGAAAACTCACCGAGTTTTCCTGAGTTTTAGCGGGCGTCCCTTCTCCTGACTATAGACAGCACCGACCCAATGGGAGGTGTGTATGAGTATCGATATGAGCAAAATTGCCACGGGCGCTGCTTACGGCGCTTCCTCGGGCACAATTGCTGTTGGATTGCTAACCCGATTAAGTCCTGATGAGTGGAGCGCGGTTGGTGTTCTTGCTGGCATCGTGGTCGCGGTCATCACTATTGGAATCAACTGGTATTACAAACGCAAGGCCACTCTGGCCCCTAACGTTTCCAATTGCATTTTCGGGAATTACCAGCGTAGTGGTATCGAACGGGGATGGAGTAGTTGGCAATCTTAATATGAACGTACTAAACGCACTTAGAACTTCCGGCTTTGACTGTCGGGTTTATAACTACGGTGGAGCACAGACTGGAGCTGTCCGCATAAATTATATTGCTACAGGCGTTGTAAATATTTAAGAGGTTTTTATGTCAGAAGAAATAATTGAAAATCAGCATGAGGTAAGTGGTGGTGATGCGGGAAATATAAAGTATTACTATGCTGGTCAAGGATTTTACTCAAGCGATGTAATTGCCACAGCAATAGTAAATGGTTTCACGATGAACGACCTGATTGAAATTAGTAGGGAAGATTATAACGCCTGGTTTAGCCCTCCAGAAGGTAAATACGGAGCATGGGTTGATGCTAGGCCAGTTATAATTGATATTCCCAATCCGGATTATCAAGAGATTGCAGAATCGAAAAGAAAAGCACTGCTCGATGAAGCTACACAGGCAATCACTGTAGGGCAGACCAAGCTTTTGATGGGACGCAAACTGAGCGGTGATGAAACTGAATCACTAAATGCCTGGATGGATTACATTGACGCTCTGAACGATACCGACATCAGTGTTGCACCTGATATACAGTGGCCGACAAAGCCAACTCCTTAAAAAAGCCCTGGCGACGGGGCAGATATGTACCGCGCCCGTCTTGAAGCAGACTACGGGGTGGGTGATTAAAGGTTAGTCGCTCACACTGATCCCCTCCACCTAAATTCGTTTTACCGTGCCTCCCCCCCATGCAACATGCGTAAAAAAGCACGCTCAGTGGCGGGCAAAATGTTTCATGGCAGGATTAACCTGCAAACTCGTACGCTAACGCGCAACATCTTGTATGCGTGTAGCTCTCTTAGGCTAAGACTGTGTAAAGTACAGTGATGTGGGAATGCTCTTACAGGTTGTGAGGTTAGGATTGTTCTGTGCTAGAGCATAAAAAACCCGGCACGGTGGCCGGGCACTGACTAACTCTGTGGCTGACCAACCGGGCCTTTGCCCAGCGGGCCGCCAGGTGCTGATTCGCCGCTTGGTGCATGCGGTCGACCATCATGGCCTACTGCAGGGCTTTCATGATGGCATCCTGCCAGCGTCACAAGGCCTGTAATAATGATTAATCCGCTTAAAAACTTCTTCATAATTTCCCCAGTCCATGAAAACAACGGTATGTTGCTAATAAAGCTTAGGTTTTCAAAATCATTTGTCAAAATCAGAGCAATTAAAAAAGTAAATTTCGTTATGCGCCAAGGGCTTTACAAAAACCTCACGTTAACGATCTTGATAAGCTTCTTTTTACAAACAATACTGTACGTACATACAGTATTGTTGGGTGGGAATGACAATGCCCCGTGACTACGAAATTAAGATGGCCTTCAGACAGGCGCTAAAGCGTGATGCAGAGGGCCGATTCACAATCAGTACAGTGGACTTTGTTGCAGTGCTTAAACGTTATAAGTGGGAGTATTCCCTGAGTGAAGCGAATAAGTGGATTGAAACCCACACTACAACGTTCCGGGACATTTCACCTACAAACGGTGAGGAGCGCGTGTTTCAGGTTTTCAATCCCAATGGTGGAATGTGATGTTCGCGCTGGTTGATGTGAACATGTGTTATGTCTTCAGCGCAACATTCGCCCGGCGCTAAATGAAAGCAGGTGCGATCCTCATCGACTTTTTTAGCCAAGGCATTTCACAGCTCAATCTCTTTTACGACCACAAACCAAAGGCCAGCAGTGAGGTGTTTATTAGACGGCCTTAACCAGAGCGGGAAGGGGAAAAATATGGTTCGCAGGACAGGATACTCAGAAAGCGTGGGCAATGAAGCGAGAAATGTTGTCCCCGGCGTACACCACTCGATATTAGGATCTGCTGGCTGCGAGGTGACTCTCCCGGTTCAGAAATTGATGACAACCAGCAGTACCTGTTACCTGGTTGAGTGGAACGGGCGAAGTTGCATCGTAGACGAGAAGCGTCGACCGCAGAATGGTGACGCTGTTCTGTTGGATCTGTTAGGAAATTACGAATGGGGGCATGCCTATCTGCATCCCAGCCGCATCATCACCGATGACGGCCTGACCCTGGATGATGACCTGATGGAGGATGTGTCCGTGGTTGGAGTGGTAACGCACGAGGTTACTGCAATACACGAACAGGATGGGTCACCAATTTAATGCTCAAAATAAAAAGCCCGGGAAACACCAGTCACCCGGGCGGCAACAATTTATGCCAAACATTTCCATTAAGAGTAAGAGCATGACCTCAACTACGGGGAAGCAGTCAGGACTTAAGAAGAATAGTATGCCTTTTACTTTTTGCTTTAAGACCAATCAAAAATTCACTCTTCCTGAAGTGATCTAGAATGATTAAGACAATTCTCATTTCCGGAGTGCGCCATGAAGGATGAAAAGTATTTTGAAAATCTCCACTCACGTGTAATTGGTGTGTTAGGCGGGTCTCTTATGTGCATTCTTGAAGAGCAAAAAGAGCTTACCAAAGATTCTCTGATTGAGGTTGTTAAACAAAATTTTGCTGGGGATGACTATCACTTGGCTGTAGATGTCGTCCTAGACTTGCTCCGTCAGCACAATAGTTGAATGACTTCTGTGCAAAATTGACCGAGGCAAAGTTATCCCGGGAGCAAATATTTTGCCTCGAATTGATTGATTCCCGATGGGAACCGGAACGAATTGAAAATAGCTTGAGGACAAAATTGCCAGAGTGTGCAAAAAAAAGCACAGGATGCCCCTTTAGTTCAGCCTGTGCGGAGAGTTCAGCGTAATCTTTTATAGTTTTTTTCATGGCCTGCTGTAATGGGTCGAGTCATCACAGCATGGGACTCCAGTGTGCTTGCATCAGAAACACAACAACTACTAACAAAACCGTAGTGATACCTGGCAGCAAAAAATATCGCATTCTCGCCTCCACGTTTTCGACAGTACCACTTCAAATCTAGTCTATTTACGCAAAAAAGCCTGCGCTCCGAGTGAGATGAAGCGCGGGCAATCTTTGGGGGAAACTATCGAACCTTCTGGTTTGTATTCATCATGCTCTTTCCTACGTTAATTAATGTGATCTGAGCCGCTTGGACGAAAAAACCCGCTTCCAAAAATGGAGCGGGCGTTAAATTGGAGTTTGTAACGTACAACATCACATCACTAATGTTGAAGGGAAAATGTAACACTCTTACAACAAAATTAGGTTCGTTAAATTAGCTGATTACAGTGTAATAATCTGAAAATTAGGAACAAAAATTAACCTTTGTAAGTAAAGTGTTAATTCTGGAATTTAATAAGAAATATTAGGAAGTGTTAAGTTAATTCTTCCCTGTGAGCCCAAACAAAGTTGTAACCGTTTTTGGCACAAAAAAGTCGGAGCAATGGAGTTCGGCCGGCAATATTTAAACGCCTGACTTATCAATGGAGTGATGGTAATCCCGAGGAGAACTGGTACGCCCTTATGTTGAAGGTCGTCCTTGGATAATCCAGTTATAAAACACAAAAAAACCCGCGCAGAGGCGGGTGAAAATTCGTTCAATGAGAAATTCTCTTTTCGTACGCATAACGCTTGCTGCGTGTATATGAATACGTCGCTATTATAGCAATAGTTTCTTGAACGTTCCGAAAAGTTCCATGATAAGAATTTACTGATGGGAGTAAGGAATTGCGTTCCGTTTCTGAAGTGATAGTCACACATCATAAAAAAGCCCGGCACTGATGGCGTCCGGGCTGCACAATGGGTGCGAATCATGATCAATCGGAGTTTGTCGATAGTACAGGTAGTTCGGTGTCAGTCGCGTTTGTCAGCGCCAGTGATATAAGACTTTAATTCACAATTCGGGTTGTCCGCTCTACCCGTCATGCGGTTTCCTTAAGGTTCCCACACCGAAAAGGATTACAGCATGCTGAGCAGAGAGGACTTTTTCATGATAAAGCAAATGCGCCAACAGGGTGCTTACATTGTCGATATCGCAACACAGATCGGATGTTCCGAAAGAACCGTCAGGCGATATCTCAAATACCCTGAGCCCCCGGCCCGTAAAACACGCCATAAAATGGCAAAACTCAAGCCGTTCATGGATTACATCGACATGCGGCTGGCGGAAAACGTCTGGAACAGCGAGGTCATTCTCGCCGAAATTAGGACGATGGGGTACACCGGGGGGCGCTCTATGCTGCGCTATTACATCCAGCCCAAACGTAAAATGCGGCCCTTAAAGAAAACCGTGCGCTTCGAAACTCAGCCCGGTTACCAGCTGCAGCACGACTGGGGAGAAGTGGAAGTCGACGTGGCTGGGCAGCGATGCAAGGTGAACTTCGCCGTCAATACGCTGGGGTTCTCCCGCCGCTTCCACGTCTTGCCGCGCCAAAACAGGACGCTGAGCACACGTACGAGTCGCTGGTGCGCGCCTTCAGTTATTTTGGCGGCAGCGTGAAAACCGTGCTTGTCGATAACCAGAAAGCTGCCGTGCTGAAAAACAGTAACGGCAACGTGGTGTTCAACGCAGGCTTCCTGCTGCTTGCCGACCACTATGGCTTCCTGCCGCGGGCGTGCCGCCCTCGCCGGGCCCGTACCAAAGGTAAGGTTGAGTGGATGGTGAAATACCTCAAGGAAAACTTCTTTGTCCGCTACCGGAGGTTCGACAGCTTTACCCACGTCAATCAGCTCCTGGAACAGTGGATGGCAGATGTCGCTGACATGCGCGATCTTCGCCAGTTCCGGGAGACGCCTGCGCAGCGCTTCGTTGTCGAACAAACGCATCTGCAGCCGCTGCCGGCAACCGACTTCGATACCAGCTACTTCGATATCCGGCATGTGGGATGGCTACATCGAGGTTGGCGGCAACCGCTACAGTGTGCCCGAGTCGCTGTGTGGCCATCCGGTCTCGATCCGGATCTCGCTGGATGACGAGCTGCGGATCTACAGCAACTAAAATCTGGCCGCGACCCACCGGCTCAGCGAGGCTTCATCGGGCTGGCAGACAGTGCCGGAGCACCATGCTCCGCTGTGGCAACAGGTCAGTCAGGTAGAGCACCGGCCCCTGAGCGCGTATGAGGAGCTGCTGTGATGTACGAACTGGAAACACTGCTGAACCGGCTGAAAATGGAACACCTGAGTTACCACGTTGAAAATCTGCTTGAGCAGGCAGCGAAGCAGGAACTGAACTACCGGGAGTTCCTGTGTATGGCGCTGCAGCAGGAATGGAACGGACGGCACCAGCGGGGAATGGAATCCCGGCTGAAGCAGGCGCGCTTGCCGTGGGTGAAAACGCTGGAGCAGTTCGACTTCAGCTTCCAGCCGGGCATAGACCGAAAGGTCGTCCGTGAGCTTGCAGGTCTGGCGTTCGTGGAGCGCAGTGAAAACGTGATCCTGCTGGGCCCGCCGGGCGTGGGGAAAACGCATCTGGCGGTCGCGCTGGGAGTAAAAGCCGCAGATGCGGGCCACCGGGTGCTGTTCATGCCGCTAGACAGGCTGGTTGCCACGCTGATAAAGGCGAAGCAGGAAAACCGACTGGAACGACAGCTGCAGCAGCTGAGTTATGCGCGGGTGCTTATCCTGGATGAGATAGGTTATCTGCCAATGAACCGTGAGGAGGCCAGTCTGTTCTTCAGGTTGCTGAACCGTAGGTATGAAAAAGCGAGCATCGTTCTGACGTCAAACAAAGGGTTCGCTAACTGGGGCGAGATGTTCGGAGATAACGTGCTGGCGACGGCGATCCTGGACCGTCTGCTGCACCACTCAACGACGCTGAACATAAAAGGAGAAAGCTACCGGTTGAGAGAAACGCAAGGCCGGGGTGCTGGCAAAAAGCGCAACGCCAATCAGTGATGATGAAATGGTGGAAAGCGGACAGCGTTAATGACCAACAGCGGACAATGAAAATGGCGAAAAGGGGGTGCGGACGATTTCCTGGACTCTCAGGAGATAAGTTATGTATTCCGAAGCGGATCGCCTTCGTGCAATCGAGCTGTACTTTAAATATGGCAAAAAGATCGTAGCCGTTGTTCGTGAGCT